CGTGATCGACCAGCCGGTGCGCGACGATCATCGTGAGCGTTTCCCGCGGCAATGGTTGTATTTCCAGATGCACCAGAACGAGAACGCTGCGGCGCAGATCGGCACCCCGCTATCGCAATGGCAGAAGGACGCTCCTGATGAAATTAACCGCGACCAGATCGCGGAATTGAGCATTCTCAAGTTTTTAACGGTTGAGCAGCTTGCCCTGGCATCAGATGGCCAGTTGCAGCGCATCGGCATGGGTGGCGTCGGCTTGCGTGAGCGAGCGCGCCAATACTTGAACCGCAAAAACCGTGTTGAGAGTAACGCGGAGCTTGAAGATACCAAGCGCCAGTTGGCTGAATTGCAGGCGCAGATGGCGTCCCTGGTGGCGGATAAGCCGAAAAGAGGGCGCCCGCCGAAAGAATTAACGGAGGCATAGTATGGGCAGCACGATGGTTCAACTCATCACCGAGTGTACGCAAGAACTCGGTATCCCGACCCCCTCCACGGTCGCGGGCAACAACAGCCAGGACGTTGTGCAGTTGTTGGCCCTGATGAACGCCTGCGGGTATGAGTTGCTCCGTCGTGCTGATTGGCGAGAGCTGACGCGCCCTTACACCTTTTACACCGAAGCGACGACCGCGACGGGAAATTGGGTCAACGGTGTCGCTACGATCACCGGGCTTGCCTCTACGGCGGGGCTAGACACGACCTATCAGGTGCAAGGGGTCGGCATTCCGAACGCCACTTACATCACCTCTGTCGGTGCTACGAGCGTCACGCTGAACTATCAGGTCACGGAGACGGTTGTTGGCGGCCAAGTCATCTTTCAAAAGGTGAAGTACGCGCTGCCGGCAGACTACAGCTCGTCGGTCAACCGCACCCATTGGGACAAGAGCAAGCGATGGGAAATGCTCGGCCCCGAATCGCCACAGCAATGGCAATGGCTGCTCTCGGGATACATCAGCACCGGCCCGCGAATTCGCTGGCGCCTGCTCGGTCAGTACTTCCAGATTTGGCCAGGCATGAACGGCGGTGAACTGCTCGGCTTTGAGTATCGCAGTAGAGCCTGGGCATACGCGCCTGACGGCACCCCGCAAAACAGCCTCACGAACGACAACGATACTTGTATCTACCCTGATCGCCTGATGGTATTGGGTACAAAGCTCAAGTATTTTGAGGCCAAGGGTTTTGATACCACGGCGCTGTACCGCGATTATCTGATGGAGTTTGAGACGGCTGTGGCGCAAGACACCGCTGCCGCCAACCTCTCGTTTGCACCGCGACCGGGTACGGTGTTGATCGGCTACGACAACATCCCCGATAGCGGCTACGGCACGGACAGCCAATAATGGCGTCTCCCGTTCGCAGACGGCTAATCCAGCGCACCACCAACAACGTGGCGTCATTACCGGCGCCTGTCGGTGGCTGGAACGCCCGCGACTCGCTCGCCAACATGGCGCCGACCGATGCGGTAACGCTTGATAACCTATTTCCAGGCGTTTCTAGCGTGTCGCTGCGCGGTGGCTATGCAAAACACGCCACCGGCATGACGGGCCAGGTAGAAAGCCTGCTCGTTTATAACGCCGGCACAAACGATAAAATGTATGCCGTCGTTGGCGGCAATATTTTTGAGGTCACCACGGCGGGAGCGGTAGGCGCGGCCAAGGTTACGGGCCTGTCAAACAGCCGCTGGGAATTTACCAACATCACAACGTCGGGCGGCGGATATTTGTATACCGCCAACGGTGTTGACAAGCCGCTGCTGTTTGACGGCGCTACTTGGACGCCGATTGACGGCGCATCCACGCCAGCCATTACAGGCGTGACCACGACGAGTTTGATACAGCCGACGCTGTTCAAAAACCGTATGTGGTTCATCCAAAAGGACACGCTCAAGGCGTGGTATTTGCCAACCGCCTCGGTAGGCGGTGTGGCGAACGTCCTTGATCTGTCATCGGTTGCACACTTGGGTGGAACGCTTATTGCGATGGCGTCATGGACGATTGACGCAGGTTATGGCGTTGACGACAACCTCGTTTTCATCACCGATCAGGGCGAGGTGATTGTTTATCGCGGCACCGATCCCTCAAGCGCCTCTACCTGGGCGTTGATTGGTGTTTGGATCATTGGCTCTCCTATTTCTCGCCGTTGTGTGCAGAAATATGGCGGCGATTTGCTGATTTTGACGCTTGACGGTTTGATTCCGTTTGCATCGGCGCTGCAATCTTCGCGGTTAGACCCGCAAGTGGCGCTATCAGACAAGATCCAAGGCGCATTTGCAGCCGCGGCACGAACGTACAAGTCCAGTTTTGGTTGGGCATTGCTATACAACCCGCTGAATAACGCCCTCATTGTCAATGTGCCGGTTAGCACGGGCAACCAAGAGCAATTTGTGATGAACAACATCACAAAAGCCTGGTGTCGATTTACGGGATGGGCGGCAAACTGCTTTGCATTGCTCAACGATAAACCGTATTTCGGCGGTAACGGCTATGTTGCCGAGGCTTGGACGACAGGAACTGGCACAACCGGCTTCAATGATGATGGAGTGGCCATCAACACCCGCGCGTTGCAGGCGTTTAATTACTTTGAGACGCGAGGCGTCATCAAGTATTTCACCCGCGCTCGCCCGACGCTATATAGCAACGGTCAGCCGACCATCAACATCGGCATGAACGTGGATTTCCAGACCAACGCCGACCTTGGCGCGCTGTCGTTCGTGGCAACGCAATACGGTCTATGGGATGTCGGGCTGTGGAATCAGTCGGTGTGGGGTGCTGACCTGATCATTACAAACAATTTCGTAGGTATCCAAGGCATCGGTTACTGCGGCGGATTGGTTTTCAACAGCGCCAGCAAGAACGTCTCCTTGGAATGGGCATCAACGGACGTTGTGTATCAACTCGGATGGGCTGGCGCATCGTAAACGGCCCCCATGTGGGCCATTGGGTCATGTCGCGCACGGACGGCGGCTATCACGCCGACCGTTCTGTCGCCATTGGCCTTGAGAAAGACGGTGAGCTGGTCGCCGGTACGGTTTATGAGATGTGGAACGGCAGATCGGTCGTTTGTCACATCACTTGGGATCAGATTACCCCGGCATACCTCGCCGCGGTATATGACTATCCCTATAACGTCGCAAATGTTGATAAGATCATAGGGCCAATCAGCAGCAAGCATACCCGCGCGCTCAAATTGGTCACGAAAATGGGGTTTTCAGAGGAAGCGCGGATTAAAAACGCCGCACCCGATGGAGACATTGTTTTTATGACGCAGACACCAGACAAGTGTCGCTATTTGGAGCCTCGGTATGGGCAAAAAATCACCGGCGCCACCGCCAGCACCTGATTACGCCGCGTTAGCGCGGCAGCAAGGAGCCGAAAACTTGGCAGCAGCCAAGCAGACGGCCTATATGTCTAATCCCAACATCTACGGCCCTACCGGGTCGCAGACGGTGACTTGGCAAAAAACGCCGACAGTAGACAAAGACGCCTACAACAAGGCGATGGAAGCCTACCAGCAGCGGCTGTTCTCTAATCCCGAAATGGCAGGTGAAGCGCCGGACGAAGCAGCGTTTACCACGTTTATTGAGCAGCCGACCATTACGCAAAAACTGACCGATCTAGGTCAGATGGCGTTTGAGCAAGAGCAAGCTGCTGATTACTGGTTAAATTTAGCAGCCAAAAACGCTGCGTATGGCATTAAAGATCTATCGGTTGCGAGGCCATTTGATACGGGCAGCTTGCCCAACATTGATTACACCATTGGCTATGCAGGGCCGCAGCAACGTGAGCTTGCACCGCCGTCTGAATCCGTTGGATATATTCAACCAGGTGAGGCTACTGGCGGCATTGCAGGCGCACCGACAGCCGCTTACGCGCCGACCGGCCAGTACGGCATGGAACGGTTGCCAGATCAGGTTGGGCCGGGGCAGATGGCGCAAGCCAATGTTGCCGTGCAGGGCGCGCAGTTGCCTGCACAGGCCGAGATGTATGGCTTGGCGCGTGGTGGCCCTGCCGCACCGCAGTTGCAGGGCGCAGACCTTTCGGGTGTAAACCAAGTTTCGCAATTACCGTTTTTTGCCGGAATGTTTGGTCTAGCCGGCGCAGGCCCGCAAGGGCTGAATCTGCAAGGGCTTGACCTGTCAGGTTTAGGCGGTGTGGCCGGTGGCCCGCAACAAGGCCAGTTTGGTTACGCGCAGCAGTTTGTCCAAGGGCCAGAACTACAACGCGAAATTGACATCGGCAACCTGCCGCAAGGGCCGGTCAACGCGGGCATGACGGCGCAGCAAGCGATCCTGTCCCGCCTGTCGCCGCAGCTGCAAGGTGAGCGCCAATCGCTGCAAACGCAACTCATCAACCAAGGTCTGCGACCGGGTGGCGAGGCATATAACTCTGCAATGCAAGCGCAAATGCAGAAGGAAAACGACCTTCTGTTGCAAGCCGCCGCGCAGGGCATCAGCCTTGACCAAGCAGCGCGTCAGCAGGCGTTTAACGAACAGCAATCCCGCGCGATGTTCGCCAACCAATCCGCCCTATCGGGCTTTGGTGCAGGCATGGAGCAAGCCGGCCTGTATAACACCGGATTGGGGCAAAACCTCCAGCAATCGCTCGCCACACAAGCCGCGCAAAACCAAGCCCAACAGCAGGCATTCCAGCAGCGTCTGCAAGCGGGTGAGTTTGGCCGCGAGGCGCAACTAGCGTCGTTTGGCACCCAACAGCAAGCGCAGCAGGCTGCTAATCAGGCCATTGGTCAGAACTTTGACCAAGCCCTTGCGGCACAGCAGGCGCAAAATCAGGCGCAACAACAGGCATATCAGCAAGCACTCGGCACAGGTCAATTCAACCGAGAAGCGTTGATGGCGCAATTTGGCATGGGGCAGCAGGCTCAAGAACTGCAAAACCAAGCCATCGGCCAAAATTACGAGCGCCAGATCGCCGCCAATCAGGCTGCCAACCAGGCGTTGCAGCAAATTTTTGGTCAAAGCGTCAACGTGCAAGAGTTGCAGAACGCTGCCGCAGGGCAGAACTTTCAGCAGCAACTCGCCGCTCAACAAGCCAACCTTGCCCGTCAGGCTCAACAGGTCGGTCAGTCGCAAGAAGCCGCGCAGTTCTACAACCAAGCGCAGCAACAAGCGATGCAGCAAGAGCTGGCGCGTCAGGCAGCGCAAAACCAAGCGCAAGCGCAACGATTCAATCAACTTATGGCGCAACAAGAGCAGCGTAATGCCGCCATTGGCCAAGGGTTTGACATCGGAGCGCAACGGGCTGCATTCCAGAACGCCGCGCAGCAACAAGCCTTCCAGCAAGGCATCGCGCAACAGCAGTTCCGCAATACGGCCATCCAACAAGCTCTCGCGCAACAGGCAGCGATACGCTCAATGCCGATCAATGAGATCAGCGCCTTGTTGTCAGGTGGTCAGGTGGCTCTGCCGCAATTCCAAGGCTACCAAGGCGTCACCGTCGCTCCCGCGCCGATCTTCCAGGGCGGCCAGGCTCAAGACGCAGCAGCGATGCAGCGTTATGGCATTGCGGCAAACCAGGCGGCAGCCAACGCAGGCGGTTTGTTCAACTTGGCAGGTTCGCTCGGCAGCGCGGCCATCATGGCTTCCGATCGCCGTTTGAAGTCCAACATCGTGCGTTTAGGTACGCACCCGCTTGGCATCGGAATTTACGCCTACGACATTTTCGGCGAGCGTCAGCTTGGCGTGATGGCCGACGAAGTGGAGCAGGTCAAGCCGGAGGCGGTACTAACGCACTCGAGCGGCTTCAAGATGGTCAACTACGGGGCGCTCTGATATGCCGTACTTCAAAACATACAAAGATCGCACCGACGCACAGAAGCTCGCGCAGATGTTGGCGATGCAGGAGGCCAACCAGGCGGTCAACACCGATTACGCAGCGATTCCATCAATGGCAACGCCGTCAGCATCGGTTGACCCGCAGGATCTGCTGAAAATGCGCGAAATGATGAACCGACAAACGGCGCGAAACGCGCAAAACGTCGGAAAACGCACATATAGCACTACCACGCCATTCAACACAGGCGGTTTAGCATGAACGGATACTCACCCGATCGCAGGCCGCAGCAGCTTGCACAGATGCTGGCAGCGCAGGAGCGCAATACGTCCCTTGGCGCGCCGCCGGGGCAGCGTGATATGGCCATGCGCCAAGTGCCTGGCCTGGCTTTCTCACAGCCGACGCCCAACGCAGCGCCAGGTGTGCCGCCGCAGGCGATGAACTTCAACGGCCCCATGACGTCACCGCAGCCGGGTATGCCTACCGGACGCCCGCAGATGGGCATGAGCAGGCCGCAAATGGGGATGCCTCGAGCGGGTGGCTTGATGGGGCGTTCGCCGCAGGTGGGCGGCATGGGATCTCGACCGCGTATGCCCTCGTCGCCGGGTTTGACGACCCCGCAGGGAGGCGGCTACCGAGGAGATTTTGACTATGGCCAAGATTAGTCCTGTATTTCGCGCTCCGTCGCCGTATGAGGAGGAAATGCTGCGGGCGCAGCGTCAGCAGCAACTAGCCGAAGTCCTCCGCCAACAGGCTTTTATGCAGGAGCCGGAGTCGCCGACCTACCAAGGGTTTCGTGCGATGCCGACGCCGACAAATGCCCTGGCGCGCATCCTGTCGGCCTATACGTCCAAGAAGATTGGAGAGAAGGCAGAGGAAGCCGAGCGCAAGGCCCGTGAAGCCGATGTGGCCGAGTTTGAGGCGTTGCGCCGCGATCTTGGCCCGCAGACCCAAGTCACCGGCCCCGATATGTTTGGCGATCCGATGGAAATGGCTGGCAAGTACACGCCGCCTGTCACCCAGACGGTGATGCCGACGTTCCAAGATCAAGAAACGCGGCTGATGGAGGCCATGTCAAGCGGCAGCCCTCGAGCGCAGCGTTACGCGCAGCTCATGCTGTCGCGTCAGCCGAACGTCAGTATTGAGGCGTTGATGGAAGCCTCGCCAGAAACCCGCGAGAAATATCGAATAACTCGAGATCCGTTCGTCCTGGCCAAGCCGCCAAAGGCCGGGGATCTGCCGAGCGAAGTTGAAACGTATCAATATTATGTTGCCGATCAAAAGCGATTGGATAAGCCGGTCAAGTCGTTTGAAGATTGGCGACTGACCAAGCCGCCTAGCACCGTTGTGCAGAATTTGTTGCCAGGCGAAAAGACCGCAAACAAGTATTCAGACGAGCTTGCAGGATTGCTCGCCAAGCAAGATTCAGACGCGATTGCCGCTGGCGACAACGCCATCGGACAAATTGAATCGTCATTCCGAGTACGCAATCTGTTAAAGCAAAACCCCATCACGGGAACAGGCGCGCCGGCACGTTTGGCGTTGGAAAAAGCACTTGTTACCGCAGGCTTTTCAAAAGGCGACAGAGCAACTGTCACCGAAAACCTGTCTGCCGAGCTTGCCAAGACGACGTTGGCTGCGGTTCGCACAAGCGGCCTTGGATCTGGTCAAGGATTTACCGACAAGGATCGCCAATTCTTGGAGCGCGCTGCCGCAGGTCAAATTGACCTGACGCCGGAAAACTTGCGTTATCTCGCCGAGCTGAACGAAAAGGCGGGCAGAGCTAACATTGCTGTGAGCAATCGAGTTCGCGCTCGAGTAAGACAGCTGCCGCAATTCAAAGGCTTGCCAGGAATGCTACCCGACATCGTTGCCCCGCCCGCTTACGGCAGTCAGTTGCCGGAAGGCGCGGAACTTGACCAGCCGAGACGGTAAGCGAGGACGCTATGGCATACCAAGAAGGGCAAACAGCGACCAACAAAAAGACCGGGCAGCGTTACGTTTTTCGTAATGGCGAATGGGAAGAATTAGGCCCGTCACCGACTGACGCTCGCGTTATGGGCGCGCAGATGCCTGCCTCGGCTCAAGGTGCGCTGACGTTTGGGCAAGGCGCAACCTTCAATATGCTCGACGAATTGGCTGGTGCCGCGGCGCTTGGCCAACTCGGGCAGTCATACGCAATGGGCGGCACTCCAACCGCGCCAACCCGCGCGGATTACACCGCACCGCGTGACATCATTCGCGGCGGTACTGCGGCATTCGCCGAAACCAATCCAAAAACTGCGCTTGGCCTTGAGATGGCAGGCAGCCTGGCCACGTTGCCGTTCAGCATGGGCGGATCTGTCGCCCCGCTTGGTGCAGGCGTTGTCTCCCGCGGCGGTCGTTACGTTGCCCCGATCGCAGGCCAAAGCGCACTTGGTGCGGCAGGCGCCAGCGAAGCCGAAACGACGCCCGAACTTGCCAAAGATATTCTGTATGGAACCGGCGCAGGCGTCGCTATGGGTGGCGTAACCGGCCTTGGCATCAAAGGCGCTGGTGCGGTCACGCGAAGCATGGTGCCGTCTATGCAGCGTGAATTTGAGCTGCAAGCCCCTCGAGAGCGTCTAGCACAGCTTTTGCAGCGTGATGCGTATGCGCGCATTCCGCCTGACACGCTCGCCAAGCAAGAGCGTATTGCAGAACTGCAACGTCAACTAAAAGTCATCCCTGGCCCATCGCTAATAAAAGCGCGGATGCAGGAAGAACTGAACGCGCTAACGAGCGGCGTAGAAGCCGACCCGACGCAGGTGGCTGCTGCTCGCTTGCAACGTCCTCGAGGCGGTGGCCTCGGGCCGGAGGCGCCGATTGCCGCAACGGGATCTGCCACTCGCGCAGAACTCGCATTGCTGCGTAACGAGCCTGGCTCAACGCAAGGCATGATCGAAAGATCAACGCGCCCGCTCGTCAACAAGCGTGGCGATCGTCTGCAAGCCGCATCAGATGAGCTTTTGGACGCGCAGGGTGTGCCGTTCCGAGCGACGTTAAAGCAATACAATGAGCAAGCCAAGGCAAAAGCAGCGCCATTTTACGCGCAGCTTGAAAACTATGACGTAACCGTTGACGCAGAGCTTGCCGCGCTCCTCAATCGCGCAAAAAAGACGTTCTCGGAAGCCGAGGAGCTGGCGCTGGTTGAAGGTATGCCCGAGAAACTAAATCTCGGCGATTTACGACCTGGCGATCGTGTTCCGTTCAACGTATTGGACACGCTAAAACGCACTCTTTACGACATTGAAGATGGCGCAAAGGGTGAATTCGGTAAGCCAACGCAAAAAAGCCGCGGATATACCAATTTGCGACGCGATTTGACGGACAAGCTCGACAATGTTGCGCCAAAAGATAACCAAGGCCGCAGCGTTTACCGTCTCGCGCGTGAGAATTTTGGCAGCGAAACACAAATGGCGACCGCAATGGAGCGTGGCCGCAAGGTTATGTCCGAGGATGTCGAGGAATTAGCTGAAATCATTGACGACTTGGAACCGGCGCAGCTCAATGCGTTTCGTCTTGGCGCTGCCCAGGCTTTACGCGACCAAGCCGCTACGCCTGGCGGCCAAACTAAACTAATGAATCTGCAAAAATCACCAGGAATGCAAAAACGTTTGCGCCTGGTGTTTGGCAACGATTTCCGCAAGTTCCAAGCAACGGTATTACGTGAGGCGGAGCTGCAAAAAACCGCTCGAGCAGGCGAAGGATCACAAAGTTATTCGCTATTTGCAGGCAAGGAAGATCAAAACAAGCTTGCGCAAGCCTTGCAAGCCGCACAAATGCTGCAAGGCGACATGATTGCTGGTGCAGCAGCGATTGCGGCCAAGGATACGGGCAAGAAACTGAACGAACGTCAGCGTCAACAGCTGGCAGAATTGTTGTTGTTACGCGGTCAGCCCGCGCAAGATGAACTACGAAACGTGCGCCTGTATCTTGAGCGTCGCGCAGCGGCGCAGAAACGCGCACAGGAAGCATCGGGGCGTATCGGCGCATTTGGCGCTGGATATGGCGCTGGCCAAGAATAGGAGCAAGTAAATGAGCTTTAACGGTTCCGGCACATTTCTCATCAACTCAACGGGTCAGCCCGTTGTTGCCAACACCGTCATTTCGGCGACGGTTTTCAACGCCCTGACGGCAGACCTTGCCTCGGGCTTAACGAACTGCATCACCAAGGACGGTCAGTCCACGCCCACGGCCAACATCCCGATGGGCAGCAACAAGATCACCGGCCTTGCCAACGGTACGCTGATCGGGGATGCCGCCAACCTCGGGCAAGTGCAGTCCACCGTCGCCAAGCTCATCTCTATCACCGGCACAGATACCGTTGTCGGCACGATGTCGCCCACCCTGACCGCCTACGCTGCGGGTCAGTTGTTCTATTTCATCGCCTCGGGTGCCAACACGGGCGCGGTGACGCTGAACGTGGACGGCTTGGGCGCAAAGGCCATCACCCGCGACGGCAGCACGGCGCTGGCCGCTGGCGACATCAACTCGGGCGAGATTGTCGTTGTGATTTACGACGGCACCCGCTTCCAGATGATCAATGCCGCCAACTCGTTTGGCAACACGACGATCAACGGCACCCTGACGGTCACGGGCAACACCGGCCTGCAAGCCAATGTGTCGGTCACCTCGGCGCTATCAGTCGGCGGCACGTTTGCCGTCACGGGCGCTGCAACGCTCGGTAGCACCCTCGCGGTTACGGGCAAGTCAGACCTACCCACCGTCTCTACCGCCTCCGCAAACGCGGCTGTAGCGGTTATAACGGATTTGAGTGCAGCCGGTGCGTCCATCACCTCGGCCAACGTCGGCACAGCGGTTGTCACCACGGGTACTGTCACCAATTTGACGGCAACGAGCGCCTCGGTCGCCTCCGTCAATGCGGGTGTCGCTTTGTTGACGACCGCTACCGTCACGAATTTGACGGCAACCGGCGCATCTATCGCCTCGGCTAACCTTGGCAATGCCGTTATCTCGGCGCTGACCCTGACGGGCGTATCGGTTGCCTCGGCCAACGTGGGCGTGGCGAACATCACCGACCTTCGCGCTGTCGGCGCATCGGTTACGTCGGCCAACCTTGGAACGGCTGTTGTCACCAACGGCACCGTCACCAATCTGACCGCCACTAGCGCCTCGGTTGCCTCGGTCAACGCTGCGGTGGCTCTCGTCACGACGGGAACGGTCACGAACCTGACCAGTACCGCCGCCTCGGTAGCCTCTGCGAACGTCGGCACGGCTGTCATTACAACGCTGACCGCCACGGGTGCGTCTATCGCCTCGGCCAATGCGGGTAACGTACAGGCCACCATCGCCTCGGTCGGCTCGGCTAACCTTGGCACGGCGGTCATCACGACCGGAACGCTGACGAACCTTACGGCCACCTCGGCATCGGTCGCATCAGTCAACGCTGGTGTGGCACTTGTCACCACAGGCACGGTCACGAACCTGACGAGTACGGCAGCCTCTATTGCCTCGGCCAACATCGGCGTGGCAGCTATCGGCTCGTTGTCGTTTACCGGCGCGTCTATTGCCTCGCTAAACGCGGGTGTTGCCAATATCACCGATTTGCGTGTGGCGGGAGCGTCTGTCACCTCGGCCAACCTTGGTACAGCGGTCATCACCACCGGCAACCTCACGTTCTCCAGCACCGCCCAGCGCATTACGGGCGACTTTAGCAACGCGACGTTAAGCAATCGCTTGGCGTTTCAAACCAGCACTACTAACGGAAATACAATCGTTGGCGCATTTCCAAATGGAACCGGAAGTAATGCAAGGTTGCAAGCATTTTCAACGAGCGATCCTACTAACGCCTCAACCATAAGTTTTGAGGCAAACGGCGCAATATCTCAATCCGCAATTACAGCCGACAAAACAGGCACCGGCACCTACCTCCCGCTGACCTTCTACACCGGAGGCAGCGAGAGGATGCGGCTAGATACAGCCGGTCAGTTGGGCCTTGGTGTAGTGCCTAGCGCATGGGCAAGCGGCAATCGTTTTATAGATATTAACAACTCGGCTTCTTTTGGCGCGTTTGGCGGCACAGACTCCATGATGCTTGCCAATGCGTATTGGAACGGAAGCAATTGGGTTCGCAAAAACGCTAACAACGCTTTCCGCATGGTTATGGAGTCTACGAGCGGCACCCCGTCGTGGACTTTCCAATACGCCGCAAACAGCACCGCTGGCAGCACGATTTCGTGGTCGGAAGCGATGCGTATTGATACCTCCGGCAACGTCGGGATCGGCGGGACGGCGGGTACAAATACTAAAACTCAAATATCAGGAAGTTTCCCGGTTGCAAGCGGAAACGCTAACTCAAATGGTTTAACAAACAATTTGGAAGTGCCAAGCGCAATTACTGGCAGCGCGCACTATTTCCGTTGTGTTCCATCAATCGCTGCGTCTACCGCCACCTCAAATGTGCTTGGGTTTTGGGCGCAAAATGCGACTTTGGGCGCAGGGGCTTCATTAACTAATCAATATGGATTTGTTGTAGACCCGCTTACAAGTGGCACCAACAACTACGGCTTCTACTCCGACATCGCCTCTGGCTCTAACCGCTGGAACTTCTATGCAGCGGGGACGGCGCAGAATTATTTTGCTGGTGATACGGGCGTTGGTCGCGCACCTGTCAGCACGGTAAGGCTTACTGTACGCGGCCCGGGCACAACAAGCGGTGGCTATAGCATCATTTGTTACAACTCAAGTGATGCCGTTGAGTTTTATGCTAGAGATGACGGTCTTATTAGCACTGGAGCACTTGCAAATTCTCCATACAATTTTACGACTGGCTCTGCGGCTAATATGTATGTGGATTCTAATGGCTTGCTTTATCGCTCAACCTCATCGCTTCGTTACAAATCTGATGTTGCAAACGCCACGCATGGCCTTGCTGATGTGCTTAAACTTCGCAGCGTAACGTACAAGGCCAAAAACAGCGGCGACACCGTATTCGGCGGATTGATTGCTGAAGAAGTGCATGACGCTGGTTTGACCGAGTTTGTGGCTTACGACAAGGAAGGCCGACCGGATGCTATCCACTACGGAAACATGGTGGCTTTGCTCGTCAAGGCTGTGCAAGAACTGACAGCGCGTGTCGCTGAACTGGAGGCTAAATAAATGGCTACTTGGAAAATTGAAAGCATGATCGTCAAGCCGCAAGACGGCTCGCACACCGACGTTGTGGTAACTGCGGCATGGCGTTGCTCTGCCAGCGATGGCGACAAGACGGCATCCAACTACGGCAGCATGGGCTTTGCCTCACCGGGCGATCATTTCGTGGCGTATCCCGACCTAACCGAAGCCGATGTGTTGGGCTGGGTGTGGGCAAACGGCGTGGATAAGGCCGAGGTTGAGGCAAACGTGGCGCGTGAGTTGGATATGCTCGTTAACCCGCCGACCGTCGCCAAGCCGCTACCGTGGAGCGCAGAATGATTAAGTTGGAACTATCCGTTGAGGAAGTGAACGCCATCCTGCAAGTGCTGGGACAACTTCCAACGAGCAGCGGCGCATGGCCGTTGCTTTTGAAGGTGAAGGAACAGGCCGAGTTGCAAGTGCCGAAGGTAGAGGAAACGAAGCAATGACGACGGTGCAAGAGCTAGAAACAACCGTGACGAGCCACATTGACGTTTGCACGGTGCGTTACGAAGCGATCCATGCGCGACTGAAGCGCCTTGAACAGCTTATGTTGAAGGTAGGCGGCACGATTATCCTCATCCTCCTTGGCGCACTCGGCAGCATGGGGATGTTGCTCTTGCAGGCGTTGCAGCAATGACCGAGCCCACCGACATCCAACTGCTCAAGGTACAGATACAGGCCGAATTGCAACGCCTTGAGGCGCACAGCAGCGCCAAGGATGTCGCGGGTAAGGCTATCGGCAAGGACGGCCTTAAATACATCACAGCCATTGTGGTGATTGGTGTGTTATCTAGCCTTGCGCTGGATAGCGACAAGATCGCCGCTGTGATGGGGTTACTTGGTGCCTCGCTGACGGCGCTTATCTCCATGCTTGCCAGCATCGCAGGCACGGTGGAGAAGGAAGAAAAGCCCGAGTTTGAGGTCATTAAGGAGCTCATCGCCAAACTAGACCGTTTGGATCGCAAAGAGCAGCCCATGCGGGTTGATGTTGAGGGCGATCATGTGACCGTCACCAAGGGCGATGACGTAGTGAGGGCAAGCAAATGATGACGATGGTTAGCACGTTCCTGTCGTTCCTCGCGGGCGGTTTACCCAAGATCCTGCAAATCTTTCAAGACCGGCAGGACAAGAAGCATGAGCTTGCCCTTGTCGCCGCCCAAAAGGAGCGTGAATTAGCCCTTGCAGAGCGGGGGTTTATCGCGCAGGCACGGGTTGAGGAAATCAAACTAGAGCAGGTGCAGGTGCAAACGGCTGCCGAGGAACGTCAGGCGCTGTATAGCCACGACGTTGAGATCGGCAAAGGCGCATCCCAATGGATGATTAACCTTCGCGCCTCTGTGCGCCCGGTTGTGACCTACATCTTTGTGCTGGAGCTGGTCGCGCTGAACATCGCGGGCGTTTGGTATGCCTACACCACCGGCATCCCGTTTGCGATCGCTATGGAAAACGTATTTAGCGACGACGAGATGCTGATTTTAAGCAGCATTATCGCTTTCTGGTTTGGTACGCAGGCTTTCGGTAAAAAGTGAAGGTCAGCCCTGCCGCGATCCGCATGATTAAACATCATGAGGGCGTAAGGATGCGCCCTTATCGGTGTCCGGCCCTGCTATGGACGGTCGGGGTCGGCCACGTTATAGACCCTTCACACGCAGCGGTGAAATATGAGGAACGGCGCACCTTACCGATACCCGAGGGCTGGGATCGCAGCCTCTCTATGGGAGAAGTGGACGCTATCCTTGCTCAAGACCTTGGCAGGTTTGAGCGCGGCGTGGCCCGACTTTGCCCTGCTGCTGTTGGTCATCAAGGCCGGTTTGACGCATTGGTGAGTTTTGCCTTCAACGTTGGCCTTGGCAACCTGCAACGCTCTAGCCTACGCATGAAAACCAACCGCGGCGAGTTTGACGAAGCCGCTGACGAGTTTATGAAGTGGACGAAGGCAGGCGGGCGTGTGCTGCCTGGCCTGGTCAAGCGACGCCAGGATGAGCGAGCCCTATATATGGCTGACGGGCTAGGACTCGAACCTAGATAACAGGGATCAAAACCCTGTGTCCTGCCATTAGACGACCCGTCAACGGCTCAACAAGTATTCAATCTCGTTACGCAGCGTTTTAATCTCTAACTCCAGCAGCGTGGCTTCATCGTGTAGCCCCATGCGCCGCATCGCTACAAACGCATTAGCAAGCCTGTCGCCCTGTTTCTGACCGTACCCCCAAGGGATGCGTTCCATCTCCTCTTTCCACGCCCCCGGCGGGCTTATATCGTCTTTCACCATATATCCCGCCCTCCGCGTGAGCAGCGCCAGTTTGGATATGGCACAGAGCGCCATTCTCGGTCACGGTTAGCCTTGAGTTTACGCCATAGGTCAATAAGCCATCTCATGGCAAAGCCTCCACGCTGTAGTTGCTTGAGGGTGACTTCCAGCCTCGAGGGACTTCCCCTCGAATATGCGACGGATCTACCCACAACAAGCGATTGTTCGGGTATGCGATCCATTGGCCAGAATCTAACGCGATGATGTGATGGTCTTTGCTCTGGTCGGGGATCTCTGACCATCCACCGTTGGCCCAGAACACCGAAAACTGGTACACGCCAGGACGCTGGACGCCATCGCGCCCGATCGCCTTCACGCGGTGGTTACGCAGGAACTGCATTTCGCGCACTTCGCAGAGCCGGCTGAAGCTGTCCCACCACACGCAGACGTTAAGCGGCAGCGGGTCGCAGGGCTTGGAGCAGATCGCGTGTATGGGCATCCTGGCCCACATAGCACCACACTCAAGCATGACGCTGAACATGGGGACGCGCATTGGCTCGGCTCTGAAGCCTAGGACGGTGGCCAGCGTGAAATCGCCGTGGCCCTGCTCTTGGTCATATAGGAATTCGTTTCGGACGTAAGCCGTGACATACGGCGTATCTACCATAAAGCTCATATCAGCCCCTCTTTCTCAAGTTGTACGATGGTGCGCGCCATTCCGTCGTAATGAGCCAGGCGCAGCTCATCGCGTGTCATGCCGCTCTTGTGCGTCCTGCCGTCCACCTCGTCATGGCAGCTAGAACAGCACCAGGCTCCAAGGAGATCCGGCGATTTCATGCCAATACCGCTAACCCCTACAAGACGTATGTGAGCAAGCACGGTGCTGGCGCTATTAAAGTTGCACACCCCAGGGATGCGAACCGTGCAGCCGCGGTCTTTGGCTTGTTTGCGTAGCGTCATAACAGCTCCGTTGCGTAGTTATGCCAGCTGGCTACCAATTCCGGCCAGTTGGCGAAATCCTGATTAAGTTGTCGGTTCTCAATCTCAAACGTATCGGCTTTTAGCTTGAACGACGAGCCATCGCTACGCTCTCGAACCGTGTCTTTGTGGTACACCGCGGCGCGGTATAGGAACGATTCCTTGGTGATCCACCCGCAGAACGTCAGCTCGCTGTTAGTTTTGTTGAAGCTCAAAAACAGGTACGCATCACAGTTGAATTTAATCTGTGATCGCAACAGGTTGTTGACGTAACTCGGTTTTGGCTCGCTAGTGCGGCCCATCGTCTTAACGTCAAACCGCATTTCAAAAGCCTCAAAGTCCACGCCACCATCAAACCCGGTGTCATGCTCCATCAGAGGCTTGCACAGCGCCAGGTTGACCATGTTTTGACCGATAACCCCAACAAGCTGCTGTTCGGCGTTGCCATCGCTCCCATCGTTGCGGTGTCCCATCTTGATTTTCCTGGTAAACCGCCAGCTTTCATCAATAACAAATCGCGGCACGATGATGGAGAAGGGCATTGTTAATCCTCAACGTGAATCGGCTCGGGTAACGGGCCAATTCCCATCTCAATGCACTTGTTCTCGATGCCGTACAGGTACTCGGTGAATTCTTGCTTGGTCATGCGGGATGTTCGTTTTAAGGGCCGCAGACGCTTTCTGCCAAACCCTTCTATCGTCTCCCACCCCCAGATTTCACCCAAGAAAAAGTCGTGTAGATCGTCTCGAGTGAAGCCTCTTAAGCTCTCGCCCGCCGCCTCCATGATCATGGGATAGACCACCCCAAAGAGATACCGCGACTGCTGATTGGTTTTCGGTTTTTTCCACTCGGTTACTTCAATTGACCACACACGGGCAGGGTCTAACCCTTGCGTCATGCGCGTTACGGCAACCGCTATTTGCTCTGGCGTCGTGCCTTTAGGAAATATGCGCTTCATACTCCGCACATCCCTTCGCATTCATTGTTAAACATATCCACCTGCCCGTGGTCTGCCGCTGTGGATAAGTCAACTTGGTCAAGCGGAACGCAGGATCGGTGCATGAACTGTTGCCCGCGCATCCCCGGTTGCTGGCGTATCGCGGCGTCCACCTCTAGCGCGTCTGCCCATGCCTCTGTGTCGGCCTTAATTGCCCGCCATTCGTGATCGCTGTGAAACGGACAGCCAATGCAACTGGACTTTGGCGGTAGCGGGTAACCTTTGCGTTCCATCCACGCCAAACAATCCGACCGGCTCATGCTTTTCTCAATAAGCGGCCAGCGGTGACGCTTCCACGCCTCTTTAGCCGGTTTCATTCGTAACGCTTCGTCGGTGCTAATGCCAATCAACATTTCGCACAACACCCCTTTTGCGCGTTGCCCCGGCTTTAAGTCAAGCAACTCGCGTGTTTTGCGGGTCAATGGTTGAATTTTGTATTCCATCGTACATTGCCGCCGACCCATAGCCCGATCCCCGCTCGGCATGATTATGTGCCACGGCACAGCAGCAACCCGTATGCCCTGCTGTTTGTTAAGGATGTCTTGCCGCAAGTTACCGTGCTGCACTCGGTACACCGGAAACGGCAGTTGCTTTTCTAACCAATCCAACCACTCGTACACCTTGCGCGGTTCCCAGCCCGTGTTGGCAAAAATGGCAGCTTCCACAGGTTCTATTTCGCCATGTGCAATCATCAACGCCAATGTTGAGGACTGAACCCCCGCGCCAAGTGATAAAAAGCGTTTCACCGGCTCGCCTCAAGCCATTCGCGGCCATACTCGACATCTTGCCAATCCTTGAACCACGGGCCACCGCGGGTGAAATGCACGGCGAGCGGGTTCGGGCATTGGTCGCGGGTATGCCAGCCCTCAAGATAGTTCCAGCTAATCGGCAGCTCACCTATCACATCGTCGGTCAGCCACTCAAAACGGTGCAGATACATTCCCGATCGACGGTTCACCACCTCGGGCGTCAGAGCCTTGACTTGCTCATGCCCGCAGTTGATAAACATAAAGCTCGACCAGTTTTTACGGGGGTAGAGAGTTTGTACCTGACCATCCATCTTCATGGTTTCGGTAGGCCGATAATCGTGTTTTACAAGAAAGGCCGCCTTGGCTCCGTCGACGTAATCCAATACCCCGGCGATGTCGCCGCGGAACAAGAAATCACAGTCAACGAAAACGGCCCACCCGTTGTATCCGGCGAGATACGGCGTCAGGAACCGCGTAAAACTAAACTCGGTAGACGAGAACGGATCAAACTCCCGCCAGTAAAGGTTATGTTCCCGAAGCTCTGACTGTTTGATCGGCTGAATGTCCACCGGGATGGAGGCGTGACGCAAGATTGACTTGCGACACACCTGATAGGCGATGTCCTCGCGGCTATCCCACCCGATAAACACCCGCAGGTCAGAAAGGGGTGTCCAGGTCATCCCAATTCCCCTCGTTGATTTCTGGCTTCTTGGTGGCCTGGCGCTGCGGCTCACCACCGCGGGAGAGCTTGCCCTCGCCCTTTGGCTCAAACTTCAAGCTCATGTACCGATCACCGCTTTTCTGGCTCGTCTTGATCCACGCGGAGATGTTGAAATCTACGTTGTCGATCACGCATGAGCCGCGGTAGTCGGGGCGCTTGGGGTTGTCACCTTTGGCGTTATTCTTGAACAGGACGCCTTTTTGGTTCGGGTCATAATCAGGCACGGTTTTGCTCCTTGGCTATTTGAATGTATTTCTTGATGGCAGACCGTTCCTTGGCCGTCATGGCGTCGGCGACGGCGATATACAGGTCGTGGTCGGAATTGACGCGCTCATGGACGGCCAGCACCGCCAGGGCGATGTCTTTCTCCTCTGCGTCCAGGTCAAATGCCGCGCGAAACTCCTTCACAAGCTCGTCACGGCGCGCTGGGTCAAATTCTTTGCCTAGATCGCCTCGAGGATCATTCGTAAAGGCGGGTTTGGCAGCCACTTCATGCGTCTGGGCGTCGGCGTCGTTATCGCCCTCGGTCGGGATGCAGAACGCTTGAAAGGCGGCGTACTTGTAAGCCGCAGACATGGCCTTATTGCTGGCCTTGTCGCCCGAGTCCATCGCCTCACCGATTGTGACCACGGTGTGCTTGCTGGCATCCTCGGCGGCTACAAAATCAAACTCTACAGTCAGCGTGACGTAAAACAACGCCGTGCCTGCTCGGTTCTGACGTTCGATAACTTGCCGATCCTTGACGCGCGGCAGGATGCAAAGGCCGTGCTTTGACAGCAGCGGCGACAGCGCACCATAAACCTGGTCAATACCGCGAAAAGCATAACCCTGCGAATGATTTTTGCTTTCTTTACTGATTCCGATTTTGGACAGCTCGGCGGTAACCGCCGCAATCTTTTCATATACCTTCATCGTTGTTCTCCTTTAGCTCGTCTATTGCCTTGTTGCAGGCTTCAATACGTTCTTCTTCCTCACGCTGTTGCATCTCGAGATCCTGTTGATGCCACCAGGTCATATCGTCATCGTCCATGAGCTGCGCGCTCCTCTTGTGGGGTGCAGCCGCCGTCACCACAAGGGTCGTTAATGGCGGCAAGTGCAAACAAAATGATCAGACCGATAAATTGCGGCCAGGGTGAGCGGCTCATCGTCCGTCATCCCACGGGCCGTTCTGCTCGGCATCGCGTGTGGCAATTTCCTCAAACTCAAAAATGGCATCTGCGCCAAGGTCGCAGATGTCTAACTTGATGTCGTGGTTGAGCGATGCGGCAACCTTGTCGTTGTCAAGGAAAATGCCGATCAGGTCGGCAGCCTCAAGGATGATGCCGCCATCTAGGTCTTGGGTGTACTCCACGCGCACCTCAAACTTGTTGCCGAGGGCGTAGAACGTACCGAAACCGTGGAATGTGTCTTTGCGTGGCATATCTATTGCTCCTGTCTGTGGTTTGTCAATCAACGAGGCATAGGATAGTTACCTTGACAGGCCATGTCAACCCCCCTATCCTTTCATCCCATGAAACCGCAACAACTGATCAAGCAATACGGCTCCCAATACGCTGTTGCCAAGGCTTTCGGGGTTACTCGAGCAGCGGTACAGCAATGGGTCAAGGCAGGCAAAGTCCCTGACGCGAGACGTTGGCAGTACGAGGCGGGCAAAGTCGCCCGTCCCCGTTAATGCGTTACGGAAGCGTTTGCAGCGGCGTAGAGGCGGCTACCGTGGCGTGGCATCCGTTGGGATGGCAAGCCGCGTGGTACAGCGAGATAGAGCCTTTCCCGTCTGCCGTACTTAAACACCATTACCCCACCGTCCCCAATTATGGGGATATGACCCAATACGAGGCATGGCCTGATGAACCAATCAACCTTCTTGTGGGAGGAACCCCTTGCCAATCCTTCAGCGTCGCAGGACTGCGAAAAGGACTGGCAGACCCGCGTGGCAACCTCATGCTTACCTACGGTGCAATTGCTAAACGCTATCGCCCCGAGTGGTTGGTATGGGAGAACGTCCCCGGTGTCTTGTCGTCTAACGCAGGACGGGACTTTGGAACCTTCCTTGGAATGTTGGCAGAACTCGGGTATGGGTTCGCATACCGGGTTCTTGACGCTCAATACTTCGGAGTGGCCCAGCGCCGCCGTCGTGTGTTCGTTGTCGGACACCTTGGAAACTGGCAACGTGCCGCAGCGGTTCTTTTTGAGCGCCACAGCCTGCAGGGGCATCCTGCGCCGAGCCGAGAAAAGGGGCAGGGAACTGCCGCCCACGTTGAGGGAGGCGTTGAATTGTGTGGCGCACTTTGCGCCAGAGACTACAAAGACCCTGGCACAGACGGAATAAACCGCAATTCAGCCAAAATGGTGCCAGTTGCAATTCAAGCGACAATTATCGGTCGTGATGAAAATTCTGGCCCAAACGGAGTGGGTGCAGATACGTCTGGGGCAATGTTTACGTTAACAAAAACCGATGTTCATGGCGTAGCACAACCAATGGCTTTTCCTTGGCAATCAGCTCTTGACCCTATAGGGAAGCCAGAAAACCTTTCTGGCACGTTAATCAAAAATCAGACAATGGCGGTTGCTCAACCGATCCCATATGACTTTTTCCAAATTACTTCCCCTGTGAACCGTCAATCACGGGAATCAGGCGATCCGTGCCACACCCTTGCGCGTGACAACGCCGCACACGCCACCATTGTTCAGCCGACAGCATCAGCAGAAACGGCAGGCACATTACGAGCAAATGCTGGCAGCGGTTTTCGCAGCAATGGGACGCCGGTAGAAGGCGTGGCAATTCAAGCAATGCAAGTGCGCCGCCTCACACCCATTGAGTGCGAACGCCTACAAGGTTTCCCAGACGGTTACACCAACATTCCTTGGCGTAACAAGGCAGAGTCACCTGACGGCTCACGCTACAAGGCAATGGGCAATAGTATGGCTGTGCCGGTGATGCGTTGGATCGGTGAGCGTATTGCTGCGGTAGAGGCGTTATGAGCCGCACCGCCTATCACCGTGCCTATTATTGGTCGCGTATAAGCGAGCGCCGTGCGTCTGCAAGGGCTTCACGGCGTAAGGCAAGGGAGAGGGCAGCGGTCATTAAGATCGTCTGTCAGGCCGTAGATGACGCTAGAAACGAAAAACCCCCGGTTAGCGGGGGCTTGACGCGGCAGGGGGGCTGCCTTACGCTAGATTTGCGGATTAAGCGTGATGGAAGTGTGACTGACTGTCCTAGTCATGTCAACCACCCCACCACGCCCAACAGCTCGGGTACTCTGGTCGGGGAAACAACGCACAGAGCCACCTTAAACCTAAATCGGGGCAGCCAGCCTTTAGGTGCGCGGCGTATTGTCGGGAAGCGCAAATGGCAACCGGAGCAATCCGGTGAAAAGTAGCCGACAGCAGGGTGGCTCCGTCAGTCATCTAATCTCTGCACGATCCACGTTAGGCGTACTCCGTCTCAACCGTGCAGAGTTCACCATCAGTCATCAGTTCTAAACCATAGAGAGGTTATGTATATGGGTGATTTACACCAGTATTTTCCGACTAAAACTAAATCAGAAGAACCTAAACCTAGTCACAACCTAGAACATCACATCCACCGTAATGCCGCGGTGTGGAATGAACTCGTACAACAATCCCCGCTGAACCGTTTACGCTTCTACGACGCCCAACTTGCTCGAGGCATTGAGGTTAATAAAGACCGAGTGGCCGAACTGATCCGTGAGGTTGGCCCGGCTGCTGTGCTGTCGGATCGAGATGTCATTGGCCTGGTGCGCCAGTTGTGGGGTGAACGAGCTGTGGAGAGACTGCGTGAACGTGCCGGCATTAAAACGGGGAAATAGGACATGGTGGATTATCTGGCTGGGTCGCTGCATCAACGAGGCTCGAGATGAGATACCGAGCCAGGAGAGACGCGAACGATGGAGTCATTGGCCAGGCGCTGTCCCTAGCCGGGTTCGACGTCCTAGACTTCGCCTCAAACGGCGGCGTACCCGATCGGCTCGTCGTCAGGTTGCTGCCGGACGGAACGCCTTGGGTGTGCTGGGTCGAAATCAAAGTCGAAAAAGGAAAGCTACGCCCGAGCCAGGAGCGATTCCGGCAAGTGTTTGAACCCCGCGGGGAGTTTTACGTTGCTCGAGATCCCGAGGCTACGGTGCGCGAGTTGATGGAGCGATACCTGGCTGCAATTAAGCCGGAGCAGCTCCGTTGAGCATTAAAGCCTTACGGGCGCCCTTGTAATGGACAATGGCAGGGTCAGGGTGTTGCTCGAGAAACTCCGGCAGGCAGGCATAGTACGATTCTGGGAGGTGTTGCACAGGGACACGCTTGGCGTACTCCCGCAGCACTTCCTGGTCGCCGTACCACACGCGAAACTTATCCGGCAGGACGTTATACATCTCGGCAAGGTCAGCCCACACGCCCCAATCAGCCGTAATCGTGCAGCAGCCGACGTAAGGGTAGATCTCATCGAGGGTCTTGCCGGTGTATTCGCTAAAGTCCTGGCCGCGCTGCTGCGG